ATTCAGGACTTGAACAACCATCGAGACCAGATGCAACGCACCATGAGCGAAGCTCTTACACGATCGAGCGACAAGCTCGAAGACCTAGAAGCGCAGGTTCGAGAGCTGCGCATGAGCCTGACGAAATAGGCGGAGAGGATACACCATGAGCAAACCTAGCGAAGCGATGATCGAGCGAGGTCGAGCCGTCGGGATCGAATGGGACGGCGAGCTTTCGGCGAACTCGTTCGGGAACAAGGTGCGCAAAGCCGAGCAGGCGCAAGAGCCCGAAGAGGCGAAGCCCGAGCCGAAGAAGGCGGAGCCGGCATCGAACGACGAAGCGATCATCCGTGCGCTCTGGCGCCAGGGTAAGCGCAAAGAAGCGCTCAGTTATGGCAAGCGATAAGCCGAAGCGAAAAACCGGACGACGCTCGAAGTTGACGCCGAGTCTGCAAAACAAAATCTGCGAGCATATACGGCGAGGGAACTACATGCACCACGCCGCACAAGCGGTCGGAATCGGCAAGTCTACGCTGAATCAATGGATTCGAAGAGGCGAAGACGGAGAAGAGCCGTACGCGGCCTTTGCGTCCGCCGTCGCACGCGCACGCGCAGAGTCGGTCGACAATCTCGTCTCGACGATCCGACAAGCCGCCGTCGATGACTGGCGCGCTGCGAGCTGGCTCCTCGAACGAGGTCACGTCGCAGACTTCGGAGCTCGCCGGGTCGAGCATACCGGAAAGCACGGCTCGCCGATTCAGGTCGAGACATGGGCGAAGCTCGTCGAGTCGGTCGACGACAAGGGCGGCGACGAATGACGCAGGCGACCGCAGAGCCTAAGCGCAAGCGCAAGCCGTCTCCGCATCGAGAAGAGCGGCGACAGCGCCGCATGGTCAAGCGGTCGAAGTCCGACCCGGCGTGGTGGGTCGAGAACGTCCTCGGCGAGAAGCCGTGGGCGAAACAAGCGGAGATCTTGAAGGCGCTCGTCGATCATCGAGAGGTCAACGTTCGATCGTGCCACTCCGCCGGGAAGTCATGGGTCGCCAGTCGGGCGGCGCTTTGGTTCCTGTTCAACCATCCGAGGTCGCTGGTCATTACGACGGCGCCGACCGCTCGACAGGTTCGGGGCATCATCTGGCGAGAGATCGCAACGGCGCACAGTCGGTCGCGCGTTCCGCTCGGCGGAGAGATGTCGACGACCGCTCTGCGCATCGCCGAAGACTGGCTCGCCTTAGGGTTCACCGCAGCAGATCACGACCCGGATCGGTTCCAAGGATTTCACGCACGATCGACGCTCGTGATCATCGACGAGGCGTGCGGCGTCTCCGAGCAGATCGACACGGCGGTCGACTCGATTCTCTCCGGAGAGCATTGTCGCCTCTTGCGCATCGGGAACCCGACGGACGCTCAGACGCCGTTCGGTCGAGCGTTCGCAAAGCAGCAAGGCGCCCGATTCAAAATCAGCGCGTTCGATTGTCCGAACTTCACGAACTTCGGGATCACCGAAGACAATCTCGACGACTGGCGAGAGCTCCAAGCCGGACGGGCTCTGCCTTATCCGACGCTCGTCAATCCCGAATGGGTTCAACTGAAGCGGAAGCAATGGGGAGCCGGGTCGCCGATCTGGTCCGCTCGCATTGCCGCCGAGTTCCCGGAAGAAGGCGACAACGTCCTCGTTCCGTTGCATCGCATCGAGGCGGCGCAGACCGCAGAGCTCGACGCATCGCATCCGGTATCATGGGGCGTCGATGTCGCAAGGCTCGGAGCCGACGAGACCGTCGTCGTCGAGCGTCAAGGTTCGGTCGCTCGGATCATCGCAACGTTTCGCAAGCTCGACACGATGCAGGTCGCCGGACGCATCGCTCGGCTTTACGCCGTCGCCGAAGTTCAGCCGGAGCGGATCAACGTCGACGAGATCGGGATCGGCGCAGGCGTCCTCGATCGCCTGAACGAGCTAGAGCTCCCGGTCGTCGGCATCAACGTCGGAACATCGGCGAGCGACCGAGAGCGCTTCGCCAATCTCCGAGCCGAGATTTTCTGGAATCTGCGAGAGCGGTTCGAACAAGGCGAGATCGACATCGAAGAAGACGACGAGCTCGCCTCGCAGCTCGCCTCGATCCGGTACACGATCACGTCATCCGGGAAAATCCAACTTGAGAGCAAGCGAGAACAAGAAGGATCGCCCGACCGTGCGGATGCGTTGGCGCTTGCCTTCGTGACCGGTCGGGCAGATATTACGCGCACCGAAAACCTCGACTTCGGCGACTTCGGTCTCCGCTCGTCGCCGTGGAACTTATAGGAGGGCGCTTCGTGCCTGAAGACAACGATCAGTACTATTACGAGCTAGGTCAGACCGGATTGAAACAAGCCGGCGGCATCATCGACGCCGAATGGTTGAATCAGCTCAAAGGCATCCGAGGCGTTCGAGCCTATACCGAGATGCGAGACAACGACGCCGTCATCGGCGCGATTCTCTACGCCATCGAGAGCTTGATTCGTCAGGTCGAATGGACCGTCCGCCCGGCGGATGACAGCGACGCAGCGCTCGACGCCGCAAGGTTCCTCGAAGAATGCGTCGAGGATATGTCGAACGACTGGGAGAGCTTCATCAGCGAGACGCTCTCGATGCTCGTCTTCGGGTTCGCTCCGTTCGAGATCTGTTACAAGGTGCGAGGCGGCGACAGCGAAGACGTGACGCGCCGCAGCAAATACAACGACGGACGCATCGGATGGCGCAAGTTCTCGATCCGAGGTCAGGACACAATTGCGAAATGGATCTTCGACGAAGACGGCGTCGTCTCCGGCATGGTTCAGCGCGTCGACTTCGACGAGGTCGTGATACCGGTCGAGAAGCTCCTTCTCTTCGTAACGAAGAGCGAGCGAGGGAATCCGCAAGGGCGCAGCCTTCTCCGCAATGCGTTCCGCTCGTGGTATTTCCTAAAGCGCTTGCAAGAGATCGAAGCGATCGGCGTCGAGCGTGATCTCGCCGGCTTGCCTGTGTTGCAAGTTCCGCCGCAGATCATGACATCGAAAGCGACGACCGCCGAGCGAGCGCTTCGCAACGAGCTCGAATCCATCATTCAGCAGATCCGGCGAGACGAGCGAGAAGGCGTCATCTTGCCAGCGGAGCTCGACCGAGACGGCAAGCCGACCGGGTTCAAGCTCTCGCTTTTGAGCTCCGGCGGTTCTCGCCAGATGAACACCGATCAGATAATCAGGCGATACGAATCACGGATCGCGATGTCGGTCCTCGCCGAGTTCATCCTCCTCGGCTCCGACGCTCATGGGTCGTTCGCTCTCGCCTCGTCGAAGACGGCGCTCTTCGCGACTTCGCTGCGAGCGATTCTCGAAAGCATGGCGGCGACGCTGAACCGGTTCGCCGTCGATCGCCTCTTCGCCTACAATCCCGAGTTCGATCAAACGCTTCTCCCTCGGTTCACGTATGGCGACATCGAAGACCGACCGCTCGACGAGATCTCGTCGTTCCTGACGCAGATGACGAACGTCGGGCTGATTACGCCGGACGCCGGTCTCGAAGAAGTCCTTCGCGAGAACGCTGGTCTTCCGCCGCTCGATCTGGAGACGGCGCAAGCCGACGACAACGTCGGCGCCGAAGAGGTCGGAGACTAGCTCGATGGGCTTCAAGTGTTGCCATAGCGAGCACAAGATCGACCCGGTCATCAAAGGCATGAGCCGCAGAGACCTCGTCGACTGGAACAAAGCGGAGCGACAGCGAGACGAGCAAGAAGCGCCGATTCGCCGAGCCGCTCTTCGGATCTTCTCTGCGATCGCCGAGCCGATTCCGCTGAACGTCATCGCCGACGCCATCCGCAGCGGTCAGCCCGAAGGCATCATCGAGCGCATCGTCGAGCCGGAGCTTCCGCCGATCGACGACGAGAACATCCCGGAGCGGATGCGCAAGGCGGCGACTCCGATCACGGCGACCGGCGTTGCGATCACGACCGCAGCGACCCGAGCGCAAGAGAAGGAGATCGCCGCCGCATTGCAGATCCGAACGGCGCTGATGACTCTGGCTTGGGCGAGCGGTGAGTCGACGATGGCGTCGCTCGGCGGCTCGTTCACGCTCGTGAATCCGTACACGGTTCCTTTCCTAGAGAATCGCACGGCGGAGCTCGTGACCGAGATCACGGCGACGACGAGAGAAGCGATCCGGGAGACCGTTGCGCAGCTTTATCTTGAGGGCGGAAGTCCGCAGCGCTTAGCGCGCCGGGTCAAGCCGCTGATCGGGCTCCGATCCGACCAGATGCGAGCCGTCATGCGCCGAGCGGAACAGCTCACAATCGCAGGCGTCAGCAAGCCGGCGCAGGACCGAGCGCTCGCCGCATACGGTCGCAAGCTCCTCCGGCAACGAGCGACGTTGATCGCACGGACCGAGACCATCTTCGCACAAGCCGCCGGACAAGATCAGGCGTTCCGCTTTGCCGTCGATCAAGGTCTCGTCCTCGCCGGCTCCGTTCGTGTTTGGGTCGCCGATCCCGGCGAGCGGACTTGTCCGATCTGTCTCGACCTCGACGGTCAAGAGCAGCCGATCGGCGGAATCTTCGAAAGTATTGACGGACCGGTTCAGATGCCACCGGCTCACCCGAACTGCCGTTGCGCGATTGTATTGGAGACGAGATGATCTCGATCAGTGAAGGCGGCTCGCCGCTTGTTTGTTTTGTCGGCTCCTCGCCGTCGATGCTCGACATCGCAAGAGGTCGCCATCTGACCGGACGCGTCGGCGAGACGTTCGCCAAGGTTTACGCCGAGCCGCTAGCGGTTCCGTTCATGGTGACGACGGTCTTCGATCGCCCGATTGAAAAGCGATACGAGACGATCGACTTCCGTCCGCCGAAAGGCGTCCGAGAAGAGGCGGCGCTCGGTCTGCGTCTGCGTCGAGAGCATAACCGAGGCGGAACCGAGATCGGCGTCGCGAGAGCTCGTGACCTTAGCAACGGAACACGCGTCTCGCCGTCGACGATTCGCCGGATGATCTCTTATTTCGCAAGGCACGCAGTCGACATGGATGCGCCGCAGAATCGAGACCGCAACGATCCCGGCTATCCGGGAGCCGGTAAGATCGCGTGGCTCTTATGGGGCGGAACCGCTGGTCGCCGATGGGCAGAGCGCATCGGGCGCCAGATGGACGCCGAAGACGAAGCCGAGAAAGGTTACAAGGACAAACTCAAAGGCGTTCCGGTCGTGGTCGCTCTCGGCAAAGAGGCGAAGGCGGCTCTCGGCGATCAAGCCGACTTCGTTCTTCCGCATCCGGCGGCAGTGATGAAGCGAGGCGACAGCGGCGAGGTCGGTCGCAAGCTCAAAGCGATCAAGGCTCTAATCGAGCGCCGAGTCGCTCGCAAAAACCTCGACGTAGAGATCGCCAAAGCCGACGAAGAAAAGCGCGTCGTTTACGGGATTGTTCTCGAACCGGAGACCGTCGATCTCCAAGGCGATCGGCTATCGGTTGACACAATCGAAACAGCGGCGCATGATTTCCTCGTTCAAAGTCGAGCCGTCGGCGATATGCACAGCGGGCTTGCAGATGCAGAGGTGGTCGAAAGCTACCTCGCCCCGTCCGATGGTGAAATGGGCGGCCAATCGTACAGCGCAGGAACTTGGATCATGGCGGTCAAAGTCCGCTCCGATGATCTTTGGGAAATGGTAAAATCCGGAGATTATTCCGGGTTTTCGATCGGAGGAATCGGTGAACGACGAAGAGCGTGACGAAGAGTCCGGCGTTTATATCTTAGAAAATCTGCGCGTGAACGAGGTCAGCCTCGTCGATCGCGCTGCGAATGGTCGCCGTTTCCTAGTCTGGAAACGGGACGAAGGATCAGAGAACGTGAAAGACACGATTCAAGCGGTCGCCGATGTTGCGACCGAGAAAGAAGCGACGCTCGTCGAGAGCGTTGCAAAGTATGAACTGAGCGAAGACGCTCAGGCGGCGCTTGTCAGCGCTCACCGATTGCTCGAAGGTTTCTCGGACGAGATCCCGGCGGAAGCGTTGCGCGAGTTCGGTCTCGCCGCAGCTTCCGAAGAGGTCGAAGAAGAAGAGACCGTCGAAGCGTCGGCGGAGCTCACCGAAGAAGCCGTCGCCGAGCCGAGCGAAGAAGAAGTCGCAAAGAGCGCAGAGGTCGAGCCGGTATTGAAGGCGGCTCAGGACCGCATCGCCGAGCTCGAAGCGATTCTGAAGTCGGAACGAGACGAGCAGATCTTGAAAGCCGACATCAAGCGCGCCTCCGAGGACTTCGGAAGCATTCCCGGCGTCGAGTCGGAAGCGCTCGGTCGAGTGATCAACGAGCTGCGCAAGGCGGCGCCCGATAGCCTGAAGGCTCTCGAAACGACGCTCGATCGCATCGCCAAGGCGCACGAAGCCGGAACCGATGGCGCGTTCGTCGAGGTCGGCAAGTCGACCCCGGTCGTCGAGTCCGGTTCGGCTCTCGATCGCATCGAGCAGCTCGTTCAGGAGCGCATCGCCAAAGGTCTCAACGATGATCGTCCGAGCGCGTTCCAAGACGTGACGCGCTTACATCCCGAAGTTTACGGCGAGTATTACGCCGAACGTTTCAACAAGTAACGCCAAGGAGAAGTCATGGCTTACGATTCCACAAGCGGTTGCGTTGACCTTACGCTCAGCAGCGCCGCAGATCTCTCGTCGGCGCAATATCACTTTGTGAAGCTGACCGCCGACAACACCATCAATCTTTGTACTGGCGCCACCGACGTTCCCGTCGGCGTGCTTCAGAACAAGCCGAGCGCAGCCGGTCGCGCTGCCGTGGTTCGCTGCGCAGGCGTCTCGAAGCTCAAGTTCAGCGCTTCGCTTGCCGCCGGAACGATTGTCGCCTGTAAGGCGACGACCGGCGATGCTCAAGCCGCAGTCGGAACGCAGCATGTCGCAGGTCAAGTCGTCGAAGACGGCGGCGCCGCAAACCAGATCGGCACGGCGCTGATCTCGTGTCTCGCACCATCCATCAAGGCATAGTCTGAAAGGTAAACTAAAATGGCTAATCCTACTCCCTCGGACGTACATGTCGACGCGGTGCTGACGCAGATCAGCTCCGCCTTCATGAATGACTCGACCTCCTACATCGCCGACCGCGTGTTTCCGACCGTCCCGGTCTCGAAGCAAAGCGACGCGTTCTTCAAGTACGATCGCGGCGACATGCTCCGCAGCGAAGCGCAGCTTCGCGGCCCTGGCGCCGAAAGCGCCGGTTCGGGCTACCGTCTCTCGACGGATACGTACTATGCGCCGGTTTACGCCGTGCACATGGACGTAGCCGATCAGATGCGTGCGAACGCTGACGCAGCGATCAACGCTGATCGCGACGCGACTCAGTACGTGATGCAACAGCTCATGATTAAGCGCGACGCCGAATGGGCGGCGAACTTCTTCACGACCGGCATTTGGACCGGTTCGACCACCGGCGGCGACATTACGCCCGGAACGCTTTGGAGCGCAGCAAACTCGACCCCGATCGAAGACGTTGCGGAACAAGCCGAGGCGATCATCAGCAAAACCGGCGTTCGTCCGAACAAGATGGTTGTCGGCGCTCAGGTTCACCGTGTTCTGATGAACCACCCGGACCTCTTGGACCGCATCAAGTACACGCAGACCGGCATCGTGACCGAGGATCTCCTCGCAGCGGCGCTCGGCGTCGACGAGTACATCGTCAGCCGTGCCATCAACACGACCTCGGCGGAGAACGCAGCAGCGACGACGACTGATTTCATCGTCAGCAAGACCGACGCTCTGCTCGTGTACTCGAACCCAACCCCGTCGCTGATGCAGCCGTCGGGCGGCTACCTGTTCTCGTGGAACGGTCTCCTCGGAGCCGGCGCCATGGGCAACCGTGTCAAGCGCTTCCGCATGGAGCATCTTGCGGCGGACCGCATCGAAGCCGAGCTCGCATTCTCTGCGAAGCTCGTCGCTGCCGAGTGTGGCGTCTTCTTCGACGATTGTGTCGCATAATGACCTATCGGGCTCTAGTCCGAATGAGGCTAGCCGACGGAACCTATCGCTTTAAGGGCGAGCCGGTTCCCGAGGCTGCCTCGTGGTCAGCGGAGATTCGCAAGAAGCGAATCAAGCAAGGCGTTATCGAGAAGATTCAAGAAGTCGATAAGCCGAAGAAGAAGAAAACGAAGGCGATCAAGAAATGACGTGGACTTATGGCAACGACCCGGCGAACAGCACGCGAGACGAGCTCCGCCTTCTCGTTGGCGATACAGACACGAATGATCAACTTCTAAGCGACGAAGAAGTCGCTTATTATCTGGCTCAGCATGGCGACGATGCTCTCGCCTCAGCGCCTTCGGCGTGCGAGGGCATCGCCGCTATGTTCAGCCGGCAAGCAAACTTTACGAATCAGGGTCTCTCCGTCTCCGCTTCCGAGCGTGCGAAGGCTTATCTCGCTTTGGCGAGCGAGCTTCGAGACAGAGCGATCGCCGTCGCCGACATCTTCGTCGGCGGTCTGACCATCAGCGGAAAAGAAGCGCTCGACGACGACTCCGACGCCGTCCAGCCGTCTTTCCGCATCGGCATCGACGACAATCCGAGCAAGGATCCGGATTGGCGAGCGCCCGGATGGGCGGACTAAATGGCTCTCGATCCTCAACTCCGCAAGTCGCTCCGAGAGACGATCAACGTCGCATCGGCGACAGGCGTCGACAATGCCGGCGACTATTCCTTCGGAGCTCCGGCGAGCCGCTCGGCTCGCGTCGTTCGCATCGCCGGCGACTCTGAAGGCTCGCAAGGCACGACCGAGACGAGCGACACGGTCTTGATCGTCGAGGCGGAGATCTTCGAGAGCGACTTGATCTTTTTACCCGGCGTCGACTCGTCGAACACGGCGAACGGTCGCTTCGCCAAGCGCATCGAGCGAGGCGTCGGCGAGCTCGGCACGGTCGACTTTTTCCGGGTCACGATCTGATGGCTGGAAAGCGAATCGACCTCAGCGAGCTCGGCGCGGCTTTGAAGACCGAGACGAAGTCGGCGGTCAGAGCGATCGAGGGCGGCGTCTACTTGGCGGCGAACAACATCATCGCGCAGTCGATCCGAGAGGTTCCCAAGGACACCGGCGCTCTGCGCTCCTCGAACTTCGTTAGCCATCCCAAGCGAGCCGGAAACGAGATCACGGTCCGCTTCGGTTATGGCGGCATGGCGGCGCGTTATGCGCTCTTCGTTCACGAGATGCCAGCCGGGACCAATTGGACGACCGGCGGGACCGGTCCGAAATATCTCGAACGACCGCTGAACGCAGCGAAGCCGAGGATCGGACAAGAGATCTCAAAGTTCGCCGCTCGGCTTCTAAAGCAAGGGCGAGGCTTCTCGCCTGCGCCAGGTCGAAGGGATGAGCCGAAATGACGCCCGACCTCGACCTCGCAAATCATCTCGCAGCGCAAGGGCTCGGCACGGTAGCGACCGACATCTTCGCCGGTCCGATGAAGCCGCCGAGCTCGCAGATTGCGAAGGCGGCGATCTTTTGCATCTCGACCGGCGGTCTTCCTCCGGTCCCTTATCTCGACGCATCGACGAGCGACTTCAATGTCGCAACCGTTCAAGTGCTTGTGCGCGGCGACGTTGGCGCATATTCTACGGCGCAGACGAAGGCGATGAACGCTCGCGACGCTATACAGCGAGCCGTTATCGCCGGATATGTCGCCGTTTATGTTAGAGAATCGAATCCAAATTTCATCGGGCTGGACGACACAGAACATCCGATGTTTACATTAAACGCCGAGCTTCAGTGGAAAGGCTAGAACATGGCAACCGCAGCACATAATATCTCGATTGAATTTCACACGTCCGCAGGCGGCGGTGGTTCAGCGATTACCGGCATGAATGACGTTTCGATGTCGTTCAATGGCGACATTCTCGACACGACCGCCTTCGATGGTGGCGCGTTCCGCACGAAGATCCACGGGCTTCGCGATTTCGGCGTGACCGTTTCCGGCGATTACGACTCGACCGACGCCGCTTATGCGTTGATCAAGGCGAACTTCTTGGACTCGGCGTCGAACAATCTGTTCTCTCGTGTCTCGTTCCAGCCTACCGGCGGCGCCGGGAACGTTGGCTTCGAAGTTCAGTGTCTCTGCGAGAGCTTCGAGATCAGCGCAGCGGTCGACGGCAAAGTCGAGGTCAGCTTCACGCTAACCAGCATCAGCGACGTGACGAGCTTCTAAGAACCGAAAGGGGCGCACCATGGCAACAGCCGCGCACAATTGTTCGGTTTACTACACGGGAACGTCGACGGCGGTCGCCGGCGAGGCTTGTTCAGTCGTCGCCGGGACCGGCGGTCTGGTTTACCAGATCACCGACACGGCGAAGCGGATCATCGACCCGACGCAGACGGTCACGGTTTACGACAACGGCGTCGACGTGACGAACAGCGTCGCGATCAACTATCTCTTCGGACGGATCACGTTCGGCGTCGCTCCGGCGACCCCGGTCACGATAGACGCAAACTATCTGCCGAGACACGAGATCACGAACTCTCGCGAGTTTTCGATCAACTTCTCGTCGGATGTTGTCGACACGACGGTCTTCAGTGGCGACGCAGCCCGAACGAAGATTCACGCGCTGATCGACGCGTCGGGCTCGCTGACCTCCTACGAAGCGGCGTTGACCGACTACGGCGGCGGCAAGCTCTCGGCGTGGTTCACGAACGGCGACTCGAAGGTCTTGGAGTTTGATCTCGTCAATGAGGTCGTTCGATGTTGGGCGACGATCGAGTCGCTCGAACCGAGCGGAGCGGTCGACGGCGTCGAAGAGCTCTCGGTGAACTGGACGCTCGACAGTCAGCTCGCACAGACCGTTGCGTTCGGGTTCCTTGCGTCATAATAAACCCCAAGCGCTAAGCGCTAGAAGGGAAACATTATGACAGAGGAACAATCGAAACGAGATGCGCTTCGGAGCGCATTGCTAGGCGGTCGAAAGCGAGATTCGAAGATCGTGACGATCGACGACGGAATCGAGATCGAGGTTCGTCAGCCGACCATCGGGATTCGATCGCGCATCATGGCGCAAGCCGGAATCTCGGCGGAGAAGGGCGCGATGACCGACCTCGCAGCGATTCAGATTGCGGCGGTCGTCTTTTGCGCATTCGTTCCGGGAACGAACGATCGAATCTTCGATGCGGCGGATCGTCAGGCGCTGGAAGAGATGCCAACGAACGATTGGTTCGACGAAGTACAATCGGCGGCGATGTCGTTCATGAATAACGAGCCCGAGGCGGCGGGAAAGCCCTAAAAAAGGACTCCGAACGCCTCTTTCTTTTTCATTTGGCCGAGACGCTCGGTCGCACGGTCGAAGAGATAGAGAACGAAATGAGCGTGACGGAGTTCTTCGAGTGGGCGGCGTTCTTTGACTATAAAGCCAAAGAGCAAAAGAAAGCCGCCGACAAAGCGCGAGCGGAAGCTAAGCGAGGGCGCCGCCGATGATCGGAATCGTTGACGCAACGCTCAAGATCAGCGGCTTCAAGAAGCTACAGGACGACGCCAAGAAGGCGGCGAAGTCCATCGACAATCTAGCGAAAGACCTCGACGAGGCTTCCGCCGGATTCAAAGCGATGGGCGTCGCCGCCGGCGCTGCGTTCGCCGGGATTGCGCTTGGAGCGAATAAGGCGGTCAAGGCGTTCGGCGAGCAGATCCGAGCTGAGCGGTCGCTCGAAATGGCGTTCTCCGGTCTCGGCGATGGCGCCGCAGCAGCTTCGCAAGAGATCCGGGAGCTCGCCGCATCGTTGCAGCAGACGACAACGTTCGGCGACGAGGCGACCATTCAGGCGGCGGCTTTTCTTCGCATTCAAGGGATGACGAAGGACCAGATCAAGAGCGCGCTTCCGGTCATCCAAGACTTCGCAGCCGTGACCGGTCAGGACTTGGGCAGAGCTTCGATTTTAGCCGGTCGGGCGATGACCGGGTCGGTCAAGGTGCTCGAACGCTACATCGGCACGATTGACGAATCGACGGCGGCGACGATCAACTCGCTCGGACCGCAAGAGAAGGCGGCGGCGGTTGCCGAGCTCCTTCAGCAAAAGGTCGGCGGTCAAGCTCAGGTCTTGCGTCAATCTGGCGTCGGAGCGATGCAGGCATATTCGAACGCCATCGGCGACCTTTTCGAAGAGATGGGTCGGATCATTGATCAGCCGGTTCGGGATTTCTTCGAGAGTTCGACGAAGAGCGTCGAGACGATGACAAAGGCTCTCGGCAGTCTCTCGCCATGGGCGAAAGAGACGCTCGTGACCGTCGGAAAGTTTGCTTTGGTCTTCTCAGGCGCAGCGGCAGCAATCGCCGCAGCCGCTCTCGCTTTGCCTCAGATGGTCGCCGGTCTAAAGATGATGGCGGTCGCGTGGGGAGTCGTGAAGGCGAAGATCGTCGCAGCTCTGGCGCCGAGGTTGTTATTCGTCGCGACTGCCGCCGTTATGGTCACGGCGATCGCCGGTCTTCGGAAGACATGGGCGGACTTCGGCGATGCGTTCTTGTTCCATGCGAAAGAGATGTTCGCATCGGTCCTCGATGTCGTC